GAACAGGTAGACAAGTTCGACAAGACCATTAACAACTCAAAGGCGTTGGAAGCAGAGCAAGCCAAGGCAAAGAAGGTGGACGAAGAGACCACCAAGATGGCCAAGATTATCGCCGACAAAGACAAGGAGAACGAGACCCTGAGGAACAACATCACGGCCATGAACAAGGAGAAGGAGTGGGCCAAGGTGTCAGAGAAGTTCCTATGGATGGCTGTCGTCTTCGGCTTTGCCAGTGCCGCCTTCATCGTGGCCAATACCTTCATCGGCAAGGGCCTGAAGGCTGGCATCGTTATGTTTATGTTGTCCGCTGTCTGTGCGGCCACGCCGTTCGTCATCAGGGACATGGTTGAGGCTTGGTGGTTCAAGTGGGCTTTCGGTGCCTGCGTCCTGATTGGCATGGCCTATGGCATGTACGCTGGACTGCATACTCACCGAGAGGTCAAATGCCGCTTGCGTCCCAAGGACGAGCCCTCACAGTAATCGACGTGTGGGCTGTCGTGGCCTTCATGTATGTGTCGTAGGGTGGCTAAGCCTTAAAGGGCCGTCTATCGGCCCGCCTTACACGGCACAAAAAAGGGGACCCGAAGGTCCCCGTGTTAATAGCGACTGACGTTATTAACGTTAGCCGTTGAGTGCCTTGAAGACGGCCGAGATTTGGTCGAGCGTCTCCTTGGGCACAGTCACCAACGTCTGCTTCGGAGCCTTGGCTGGCTTCGCCTTGACCGCCTTCTCTGGCTTCTGGCCCGTAGGGGTCAGGTGAGAGACGGCGAGCGGCGAGGCACCATTCTCCCGACAGAACTTCCTGAAGGCAACCTCACGGATGAGGGCGGCTCGCAGGAGGTCCGAGCGGGTGATGCCGTCTTGCAGGCACTGCTCTTCGACGAGGCGGACGAGGTCCTTGGAAACCGCACAGGTCACATTGACCTGCCCGACGAGTTTCTTCAGTTCCTTGTCGTACCTCGGACGCTTGACCTTGCGTTCGGGGTGTTTGAAGCCCTTCTGCTTGGCCCAGTACGTCTGTACTGGTTTGGTGACGACCTCAGCGGAGGGCTGGGTCTGGTTTTCTTGTGTGCTCACGTATGTGTGTGTGCTGGGTGGAAAGGTTTTGGCCCTACTAGGAATCGAACCTAGATTAAGCGTTTAGGAAACGCCTGTCCTATCCGTTGAACGATAAGGCCAAAGTTGGTTAGAACGGAACGTCGTCGCTGGTGACGTCGGGCTGGCTACCGCCAGAGCGGGCATCACGGATGGCGTCGAGGGCCGCACGGAGGCTCAGGTCCACATCAGGGATGGGCTTGCCGTTGTAGGACTTCGGTTGCCATTCCTTGATGTACCAGTCGAGCGAGTTCTTAGGCAGTTGAGCGAGGGTCTGGCCCTTGTTCTTGCCGAAGTGCAGGACAGTAGACAGGGCGTCTACGAGGCTCGGGTCGTCGTTGACAACAGGCTCTGCCTTGGGCTTGGAGACGGGCTTGGGAGCCTCGGCCTTGGGCAGTTGGATGAGTTTAGGGGCAGGGATGGTGCGGGTCTCCCTGTCGGCCTCTGCGTCATCATCAGCCGTAGCCAGATTTGCCACGGCGGCGATGGCGTACCGCCTCAGGTACGAGACCAGCGAGCCGATGTCCTGACCCTTCACGCCGTCAGCGACGGGCATGAGGATGGTGCGGGAGACGTATCCGCCATCCTTGTGGATGACCATGGTCTCGACGCCGACCTCGCCACGATTGACGTTGTTCGACACAGGGAACTGCACGATGGCGAGTCCGTACTGGGCGAAGATTGCCTTGGTGGCCGCAATGTGGGCCCCGAGGGTGGCGTAGACGTTCTTGTGGAACGGGTTGGTGGCGTCTGCTACGACGTCACGAGTGCGGCTGATTGCTTCGGCGTAGGCCTTGGCGAATTCTGGCGTGATGTTGGTGCTCATTATTTGGTGCTGGTGGTGATGGTGAAAGACTGGCTGTCGTTGTTGACGTGGTTGATGAGGATGAGCCTCATGTAGTCGGCCCTAGACACTCCGATTTTCTCGGCGGTCTCAGAGAGACGCTTGGAGACTTCGGGCGGGACCTTCACCCAGAGAAGTCTGGGCCTAGTCCTCATGAGGGTGCGTTCCTCTTCGGACTTACGTTCGTTTGGTGTTTTCATTTTGCGGGTTGGGAAAAGAGTTCCTTGAGGTGCTTGGTCAGTTCAGGCCCACGAACCTTAGGGTTCTTCCACGAGATGTAGTTCGCACCCGTGTAGTGGGACTGCCACTTGTGGCCGTAGATTTTCATGGCGTTCGAGAGCGAGCCCCACGAGGTGTAGCCTTCCTTGTACAGTTCTCCGCAGAGCCTGTAAAGGTTGTCATCGTTGGCGATGACGTGTGCGGTCCAGAAGGTTTCGTAGTTGGACCAGCCGTTGTATGGCTTGTCGGCTTCGGCTGGCTTGGTGATGTTCTTGGGAGAGTCCATATTAGTCTCTGTAGGTCTTGTTGATGAACCAGCGGAAGGATTCGTTGAGCCTATCGACGCAGATGTCAGAATCTTTGGCGAGGTAGACTGGACGCTTACGCAGTTCACAGCGTTTGGCTTTGACGTAGTCACGAAGTTCCTTGCGGAGTTCGTTGAGGGCCTTGGTAAGGTTGGCCCGTTTTTCTTTGTTAGTACTCATGTATGTGTGTGTGAGAAATTGGTGGGGGCCTTGCTCCCCCGATGGATTACTTTGCCTTGGCTTCGAGAGCCTCGACCTTGGCCGTCAGTTCTTCCAGACGCTGAAGGACAGCGTTGTGGAGGTGAATGACAGCAGAGGCCTTGCTCAGGTCGAGGTCGCTGAACTTGATACCGAGGCCCTTGATGACGGGGTCGGTGAGGTTCTGCTTCTCGGCCTTGATAACAGCGATTTCCTTTTCGAGGTCCTCGATGCGAGCATTGACGGCGTTGATGTTGATTTCGCTCATGCGTGTGTTGTTTGTTGGTTGTCGGTTACCCCCCATGTTAGTGGGGGCGAGATGAATAGAAGAATAGGTTTCGTAGGTCGTTGCAACTATCTTTTGTAGTTTTTTACAGGTTCTTGTGGCTTCCACTTGTTCTTGGCGTACAACGACTTCCACATCAGGAGCACCTGCTCGCCCACGTTAGCCACGATTTTTTGTTCGTGGGGCGTGAGCAGTTTGAGGCTCGGCTTGAGTATCTCTGGCCTACGCTTCTTCACTTGGCGGCTACACGCTCGAACAGGTCGGAGTCCTTGAGACGTGCGACGAAGGCCGCACCAGTTTCCTTGTCGTGGAAACGTTCTAACAGAGTCTCACCCGTGAGGTTTGTAGTGATAATCGTACTACGCTTGTGCATGGTACGCTGGTCCACGAGAGCGAACAAGCACGAGGCCATGCGGTCAGTCATCTTCTCCTTGCCCAAGTCGTCGAGGAACAGGAGCGGTACGTTGGTCATCTGGAGCATGGTCTTATCCCACGTGCTATTGCCCCACGACGATGCGATACGTGCCTCCAGTTCAAACATGGTAAGGAACAGATACTTGTTCTTGTAGTTGTCCTCGTTCCACAGCCTGTTGGCGATGTACCAAGCCGTACGGGTTTTTCCCTTACGTGTGGTGCCGTGAATCAGCAGGCCCTTGCCGTTAGGCAGGTAGTGCTCGGCCACCATGCCCAGTTCGCCCAGCCTAGCAGGGTCCGTATCGGCGAACAGTTCGGGCATGGGAGTCTCGGGCTTGGGCTTCTTGGGCATGCCGTGAGACAGCACCATCTTATCCCAAGCCACCATGCATGGCTTGCACAGCGTCTCGTAGATGGGGATGTTCTCTGCGTACTCCCGCACGTGTGCGGGGTTGTTGCAGTTGAAGTTACGGCACAGGGGTGCTTCGCTCATGACTTGGCCCTCTTGACGAGGAGGTCCACCTCGGCTCTAAGCCGAGAGAAACTCTCCCGCAGTTCGTGGAAGCGTTGGACGTGCTTCTCCATCTCGGTGGTCTGCTCGTCACGCTCGGACCTAAGACGGGTATTCTCCGTCCTGAGGGTGCGGATGATGTCCTTCAGTTGCTCGGGGGTCTTGCCCTCAAGGCTGTTCCATTGTTCTTGGCTCATGGTGATTAGAAACCCTTGGAGTGGTCGGTGTCGGTCTTGGGAGCCTGTGCCCTAGGGGTAACCCTACCCTTGGGCTCGAACAGGCCCTGCCAGCCCTGCAGGAGGCTCTGGTTGATGGACTGGACGGCCTGTGCGGCCCCCCACTGGCTGAACGCCTCGTCCCAACCAGCGATGTACGTGTTGGTCGTGGACCAACGCTTGGCCCTGCGGTGCTCAAGCCACTTGTCCCAGACAGCGGACAGTTCGGGATTAGAACGGATGAAGGAATCACCCACCAGCACCTCTGGTGCCTTTTCTATCTCCTTGTTTCTATCCTTATTACTATCTGGGTGAAAATTTCTTCGCCCCTGAGATGAAGAATTCTTCACCCCTCCCGTGAAAGGTTTTTCACCCCTGTCCAACGTGTGGCTGATGATGTCCCAGAGGGTACCATCCTCATCCCTGCGTACGTAGCCACAGTCCATCAGCCTGCCGATGCTGTACTGGGTGTTGCGTACGGACTGGCTCATGTACTCGGAGAGAGACTCACGAGTAGCGAAACAGCCACGCTCGTTGCACAGGATGTGGATGACCCCGAACAGGAACTTGTCCGACTGGGTCAGCCGAGCGTCCGTGAATACCCGTGAGGGTATCCACACGCCCTTGAATTCGAAGTCCTTAGCCATTGAGTTCTTGGATGCCGAGGAACTTGGCGGTGTTGGGCTTGCCCATGGCTTCCCAGTTCAGCCACATGTGGATGGCCTTGGTGTACTCAAGGGTGCCCTTGGCGAGCATCTCAGCGGTGCACTTGGCCACCCTGCAGTCGAACGGCTTCTCCTTGCTGACGCACACGTAGACGAATGCGGCAGGCTTCTTGAGGGCGAACTCAAGGGCGTCCTTGTACATGCCAGACTGGATGGCCCAGTTGGAGTGGTACGAGGCACTGTTGATGTTGCTGATGTCAGCCACAGTCTTGAGGTCCTTGATGGTCACGGAGTCCTCACGCTCGTGGAAGCAATCGAGTTTGCCCTTAAGGCGTACACGCTTGCCCTTGAACTCGCCTTCAGTGACGAGAATCTCGGAGAAGAATGCGGACTCGACGTACTTCTTGCCGTGCGGACTGTCGAACAGGTTGCCCACGCTGGCCTTCATGCCGAGCATGTCCTCGTAGTCAGCCGCCTTGATGGGCTTACGCTCACCAATCTCACTGGTGAACAGGTTCCAGATGTGCTTACCCTCGGTGGTCCGCCTGTCGCACTCTGGTGCGACTGCGTACTCGCTGTCGAACTTGGAGGGCTCCAGCACGAACGTGTGCAGGGCAGAGCCGAGAGCCATGGCAGGAGTCTGCTCTGGGTTCTTCAGCATGTAGTCGGCGTGGAACGGCGAAACAGCCAGCACCTTCTTGAGCGTGGACTGGTTGAGTCCGTCCGCCTTGCGGTACTTGGCCTCTTCGAGGCCGTGAATGATTTCTGAGGCCACGAACTCGAACTTGAATTCAGAGAGCGTAGCAGGGTCGTAGTGTGTTTTAATCATGTGTGCGGTGAAAGGTTGTGCCCCTTTCGGGGCAGTCGTCAACTTATTTGAGGCCGAGTTCTTTCTCGACCTTGCTCAGTTCACGTTCGACGAGGTCCGTGGCCCAAGCCGTCTTGACCCAGTACAAGCCACGCTGTGCGTAGGCCTGCTTGACCCGCTCCAGACGTCCCTTGAGGAACGTGATTCGGTTCATGAACTCGGGCGATGAAGCCCCAGTTGCGGCGATGGTGAGGACGCATTCGGATTGTTTCGAACGCTTAGGGATAGGCCGTAAGGCCTTGGTTTTCTTGATGTTCATGTGTGTGCGGAGATTAGCGGCTGAGGCCCATGATGACTGCCATGTCACCCTTCATGGTCTTGCGACCACCATTGTGGGCTTGGGAGCAGAGGGCGACCTTGTTGCCCACGAAGGCGTCGAGGATGAGCAGGAACTGCTCAGAGACACGGCGTCCGTTGGTTTGTTTGGCCAAGGCCTTGATGGCCGATGCCTTGATGTACTTGTATTTACGCATGTGGATTACTTCTTGAGATAGAGGGTCATGACCTTGTTCTTGCCCCTGTAGGTGCGTTCCTTGCGGATGACGATTTCGAAGATGTAGTCGTCGATAGACTCGACTGCGTATTTACCGCTGGCCATCTTCTTGAGGGCATCCTTGATGATGCTGGCGTTGAACTCGTCGTTCGCCTCGTAGTATTCGCCCCCGCAACCGCAACGGCATTGGTTGCCATTGCCTATGTAGAGGTTCTCAACCTGCTCGAAGGAGATGTCAGTTCCCTTGGTCGTGTTGATGGGTGTGTATTTGATGCTGTATTTCATGTTATGTGTGTGGTGGATTATAAAGTGGGCCCCCGAAGGGGCTTAGCATTACCAGATGAGGCCGATACCGACGCAGAGGGCTACGAGAGTAGCCGTGTCGATGATGAGGGCGACGACCCAGAGGATGCTGATTTGTTGTTTGTTCATGTTGTGTGTTTGGGTGGAAATTTGGTGAGGCTCGGCCAATGCTTAACCGACTTGCGTCCCGTGGTGCTACCATACACGTCGGGGAACCTCATTTGCTAGGACTGGCTAGGCCTGTCATGTATCTAGCGAAGGGAGGGTCTGTAATGCCAGAGGGCGAGCGTTCTAGTGCTCTGTGGTTGGAGAACTGCCCTGTCTGCAAGTGTGACCCATAAATGGGGTGACCAACGGGAATCGAACCCGTATCCTCGCCGCCACAGGGCGATGTCTTAACCATTAGACGATGGACACCATAAATTGGTGGATGATTGGGGAATTGCACCCCTGTATGTGTCGTGGCCTCTAATGCCTTACATAGTCGCTAGACTCACCCGTAGATTGCTAAAGAACATGGTGCGTTAATCACCATGCCATCAACATGACGCTTTGTAGTCCTGCGTCAAGCGTCCGTAGATAGATAGTTGTAAGTCGTTGATGTACAACGAAATCAATTTACCAGCCCATGTCCCATTCTTGGGCCGTCTGCCACTTTTTGGGGTCGTGAGAGCGTACGAACAGAGGGGAATTAGGTCCCATGTGAGGACATGCCCTGAGCGTGTTGTATGATACCCACTCTTGAGCCATGTCGAATTGCTCAGGCGTCGCCTGTGTAACCAGTTTGTCGATACTCTCGTATCCGAATTCCTCATACGCATACATGAGTGCATACGCATGCTCCAGTATGTTGAGGTCATACACACAACGTAGTGAGCCCATGTTGTCCTCGGCCACACCAACGCATGCGTAATCACACCACTCACGTGGTTCGAGCATCATCAAACTGTTGACTTGTTCCTCACTGATTCTTTTCTGGTGGGCGATGAACGCCTCGACACCGCTCTCGCCATATTTCCGCTTCAGCGGGTTGGCCTGCTTCTTGGTTGTTCTCTGTCTCTTGCCCGACGTGCGTTTGTTTGCCATGAGCCCCAACATCGTATCTCATTCGGGTAAGGGCAAGCCCATGCACACAGTATACACAGACCAGCGGGCACTCGCTCATGCACTCGCACTCATTGAGTCAGGCGATGACCCCAAGGCCAAGGGCGACATCAATCATCCTGATGGTCCAGCCATTGGTGCATTCCAGATACACCAGAGTGCATGGGATGACATCAGCGACATGAGGCGACGTGATGGTCTGGCTGTGCATCCTTATCACAGTGCATATGACCCACAGATAGCACGTGAGTATGCAACCACGTTCCTGATGAAGATAGTCTCACGCTTCAGGGTACATCACAGGGCACCACCAAGCCCAGCCTTGCTGTATGCGTGCTACTCACTGGGCCCAAGCGTGCTGGCCAAGATAGGCCACATGACTGACCTGAAGCACGTCATCAGTCCATATGAGCCCACAGTCGTATGCTCGTACTATGACAAGGCCCCATGGAAGCCACTCACCTCAGTAGGTTATGCCTATGCCCTTGCTCGACGCAAGATGGCCACAGGCGAACGCTACGAGAATCTCCTCTACGCACATCATGAATCACTACGAAGCACAGGGCTCCCGCTCCTCTGGCTCTGACCGAGCCAAGTTCGACATAGACTTACAGTACGGCCAAGCAGGTGAGAACTGGCTCACATGGCTGGGCACGGACCAAGCCAAGGTCGAGGTCAAGACCGAGCGTGATACTTGGGCCACCACAGGTAATGCCGTATTCGAGTATGAGTGTCGTGGCCGCAAGTCAGGCATCGCTGTCACAACCGCCGATTTTTGGGTCCATGTGTTCAGGCTGGGCGATGTGCCAACCATGGCCATTGTCCTGCCCACAGAGGACTTGAAGGACTATCTCAGGGCCGTCCATGCCAACCCAGATGCCTATGGCTGTAGGCTCGTATCAGGTGGCGATGACAATGCCGCCAAGGTCATACTCGTGCCTATCCCTAACCTGTGGCAGATAGCCTGCCGCACCTTACCATTTGCCACCAGAGGACCTAGCACATGAGGCACATGGTATCATAGCCTTGGCCTAGTCATCTGCCTTCACAGCCAATCCTAGAGGGTGAATCGAGATAGGTGTATCTAACCCGACGTGCGAGGCATGGTAACCCTATAACACAGCCCCCCTATGTCAATCCCCCCAGCCGCATTATACCTCTTTGGTGTGCTAATCGTGAGCAGATAGCCCTAGATTAGACCCCGATTAGACATAATTGCTGTTGTGCGAAATTCAATCCTCACCCACGCCCTCATCATTCGAAGGGGGCGGGGGGGGTCGGTCGATGGGAGGGGGCGAATCGCTTGACGGATAGTCAGGTACTACTGTTTTGCCCAAAAAATCCTTTGGGTCCTTAGCCCAGTCCAAGAAATTCTGGGTGGATTCGGGCTTGTTGTGCACGACATCGAGGTCAATGACCCCCTTCTGGTCCACCTTTACCCCCTGACCCCTAGCCTTGAGCAGTTTGTCTAGGGCATCATGCGATATGCTGAAACGATGCTCAACCACCGCTTGGGGCTGGTCTTGCAGGGCGTTAATCTTGTCGATGCTGATACCCATGGCGATTGGGATTTGGCTGACATGGAGGGAGTCCAACTCGTCTACCAATTTTTGGGACGCCCTCTGGACGAAGGCCTTGAGGTTGCGGACAGTCGTGGCCTTGAACTCATCCTGCAGTCCCGTGACCTCTGGCATGTCCCGCTTGATGGCCATGACATTGTTCGGCGACATCTTGGCCAACTTGGCCGCTTCGAGGATGGGGGTGCCAGACCTCAGCAGTTCCTCGACCTGTGCACGACGCTCTTTCGAGACACGCTTAGCCGAGTGGTTGGAGGAGGGGTTGGTATCAAGTCTCTCGTTGTCCATTGTTGACAACCTGTGGATACTGGTGACAACTGTCAATCCATGGCCGAGGACGTCCCCAACTATTTTGAACGTAAGTTCATGGTGGACATCGTCCCCATCAAGACCACCCACCAGTCCGACCTCAGGATTCTGAAGACCAAGGACAACCGCATGTTCGTCGGCAAGACGACGAAGTCGGCCATCAAGGCGTGGATGAAGGAATTCGAACTGAAGGCCAAGAGGCATGCTCCTGACAAGCCCTACACGGGACCGCTGGAGTTGACTCTGTATTTTGGGTTTCCGAACACATTGGCCGACAAAGGTAAGACTGTCCATATGGCCACTAGGCCCGACTTCGACAATTTGGCGAAGGCCGTCTGTGACTCGCTGACTAACTGCGGATTCTGGTATGACGACTGTCAGGTCGTTTTTGGCAAGGTTATGAAGTTTCGCACCGACAAGCCGTTTATGGGCGTTTGGGTGAAACGGGCCGAACACATTGATTCCGTGCTAATGGGGGCGATTATCGACCATCTGAGCAAATGAGTGATTTCGTCCAGTGGAAGGAATCTGACGTGATTTCACGTTTTGGGGTCCCCAAGGACGAATTGGTCGCTTTTCGTAAATCGCTCAATGAGGGCGAACACTGGGAGAGGATGCCTTTCGGCAAGAGGCCGCTAAGGACCTGTCCCATCGTCTACACCGAATCTGGCTGGGACGCCGTCGTCCAGCGGTTCGGGCTCGTAGAGGTCCATGCCACCAAGGAAGAGGTCAAGGTCATGAAGCCTGCCGAAGCCGACCCAGAGGTGCTCGAAGCCGCCGACGTGTTGCGGTGCGATTACCCGAATCGCCGCATCATGCTGGTCAAGACAGAGAGCGGAAAGTCGGTCTTCTGCAACGTTTTCGACTCAAGGCCGTTCAAACCGAAGATGCCCATAGTCGTTAAGTATCGTGCTAACCGCTGGTATTGCGAGCATCGGCCAACTTCCATACTACGTCTCAACACTTTGCTTAAGAGAAATTCTCAACCACAATGAAGAAGAACACCAAGAAGAAAGGTGGCAAGCGGTGCTAATCGCCGCCGCCAAATAAAAAGCCATGGGCATGATGAAGATGATTGGCAACGTCGGACGCAAGTTCCGCACTGCCTACATGAAGTCCAGCCGTCCTAAGACGGGATGGGCCAAACCGATTTCGGACGACCTTCGCTCTGCGAATCAGGCGATGAGGCAACGAGACCTTATTCGAAGCCAAGGCGTCGCTAATTTTGACGAAGCGACGAACCTGTCAGACGTCAAGACTGGCACCGCTATGAAAAAACACTTCATTGAAGCGGAGCAAGCGAGGTCGGCCAAAGTGGCCAAGCGTGTTAAGGCTTATGACGCTGGTTATCCCAAGCCCCGCTCTTCTAGCGGTGGCAGGTCCAAGCCGCCCCGTGTTACCTTCAAGGGACAGGACATGCAGGAGCGTAACTTCAAGAAGTCGTTCAAGCCAGTCGGTGGCTACAAGTACGGCACCATCGTCTCGAAGGAGGCTTTCCGAACTAACAAGAACAAAGCCTTCAGCGACTCCTATGGAGAAAAAGGCTTCAAGAATTACAAGACCCGTAACTACCAGCCGTAATTTCCAACATGCGTAAAATCGCCATCACTGGCCTGAAGAAGGCCGCTCAATCCGTAGGCAACTACCTCGGACGCAAATCCCTCCGCCCCATCGCCCGAGCCAATCGGATGGCAGACAAGGCCACCGCCGCCCTCGTGCGTGGTGCCCAGAAAGTGGGAGGTGCAATCAGCAAGGCTGAACGTAGCGTCTCTGGCTCTTACGGCGAAGCCGTCCGCAATGCCTCCGCCGCCGTCATCAAGAAAACCCGCCACGCTCGCCCGATGCCCCGTGAGACCATGGGCCAGATTGCCCGACGCAAGGGCTGGGTGAACAAGAAGTACACTCCTTCCGAGAGGCCTTCCGACATGATGCGTAGGGAGGGTAAACGCAACAACATCAACTTCCGTGACGAAAGCGTCCGCCCGAATCGTGGTGATTACATGTCCAACAGCAGGCCTCCCCGTAGTGCCAACATGAGGGAAATCTACAACAAGCCTCAGGAAATGGAAGGATACAAGGTCAAGCAACCTGCCTTTGACTACAGCAAACTGTCCTATGACGAAATCAAGCCGATGGGCCGTGGCCCACGCTACTCCGACAAGCAGGTCCGTGCGGGCCGTCGTGTCCTCGGCGGAGCCGCCGCCGTCGGCGGTGCCATCGAAGGCTACAACTACTACCAGCGTCAAAAGAAAGAATCCCGATGATTACTCTTATTGCTTCTGCCATCTGCTTCCTAGGTGGCGTCTATGTCGGTGTCCGCTATTCCGAACGCCTCAAGGCAATCTGGGTCAGCATCGTAGGCTAAATGGCCGACGACAAGGATAAGTACGTGAAGGGCAGGGGCAACCCACGCCTCGACGTCACACGTCCTGACTCCTTGTCGTTCACGCCGTGGAGCAAGCACCTCGGCCCAGAGTGGGATAAGGGTCCTAGCAAGTACGACGCTGGCGGTAGCGACAAGTCCTTCGCCACGGACCCTAACCTGCTCAAACTCAATACCAAGGAAGCGGACGCCTTGCTCAAGGGCACTGTGTTCGCTAGGGATAGTTCTGGGCTTCTCGCTGACAAGGATACCATCAGCGGCCGCAACAAGGACATCGCCGCAAGGGGTACCTCTGCGTTCGTAAGGGGTAAGAACGGACTACTGACCCTCAGGGACCCTAACGCACCCATCCCTAGTCCCAGTCAGCCAGTTCCCAAGACTGAGCCCCCAGCCACCAAGAAAGACCTTTCTGGTGGAGGTGCGAAGTCTGGAACTAAGCGGACAAAAAAAATTTCGTCCTACGGACGAGGCGACCCTACCTTTAAGCAGTTTAGCCCGCAGGTGTTCAGGCAGGGGTTTTACAAGGCGGCGGTGGCGTCGGCCAAGCATTTTATCCCTCAGTTCGGGCTGTTCGGTACTGGGTTCCATGGTGGTGCCATCAGGATTCAGCCGATGTCTTGGAAGGGTGCGTTCCCAATCGTGTCGGTACAGCAGTTCGATGCCGCATCGGCCGCTTCCACCTACGACGCCAAGGAGGAGGAGGATGATGAATGAGCACGGACCTAGTGACAGTGGCTGGGATGCAGTTGAGCAAGCATCCTATCATCCACTTACCGACTGAGGACGAGATAGTCGAACTAGCCAAGACGCTAGGCTCGGAGGGTGCCGTCGAGGTGCTCAAGCGTCGTGAAGAGAAGATTAAGGCCGAACAGGGCGACCCCTACAGGCACGGATACGAGCCCGACAGTTGGGCTGAGGCCGACAAGTTGCTGATGTCGGGCAACGAACTGCTCATCATGGGCGGAAATCGTGCTGGTAAGACCGAGTACGCCGCCAAGAGGGTCATGCAACTGCTGTGCACTAGGCCGAACTCCAGAATTTGGTGCTTACACACCACTTCCCAGACCTCCATTCAGATGCAACAGGCCGTCATCTGGAAATACATGCCCCCCGAGTTCAAGACAGCCAAGAAGACTAAGGTCACGAACATCCAATACTCCCAGAAGAACGGATTTACCGACGCTACGTTCGTTCTACCTAACCGCTCCCAGTGCTTCTTCATGAACTACGGGCAGGAGAAGAAGGTCATCGAAGGTGGCGAACCAGACCTTATCTGGTGCGACGAACTCGTGCCGCAGGACTGGATTGAGACCTTAAGGTACCGACTTGTCACCCGTTCGGGTAAGATGATTCTTACCTTCACGCCCATCACTGGCTTCACTCCCGTCGTCAAGGACTACGTCGCTGGGTGCCGCATTAAAAAGACCCTTTATGCGGACCTTCTGCCCGATACACAGAATGTCCCAAGCATCCCGAAGGGGCACATGCCCTACGTTGCAGAATGCAGCAAGGGTTCGGCCAATGTAATCTGGTTTCATTCAATCCTGAATAGATACTCCCCCTTCGAACAAATCAAGTTAGCACTGAGGGGCCGTGGGCCTTATGAAGTCAAAATCCGTGCATACGGCTGGGCTGAATCGCTTGCGGGCTCGCAATTCCCGAGGTTCGGAGAGCCAAACATCATCCCAGCGGACCAAATCCCAGAGGAGGGCACGAATTACATGGCTGTTGACCCTGCTGGAGCACGAAACTGGTTCATGGTGTGGCTTCGAATAGACGAGTACGGCAACAAGTTCGTCTACAGGGAGTGGCCTGACATTAGCATGGGTGAGTGGGCCCTGCCGTCCGAGAAAGCCGACGGCCGTGCTGGACCCGCACAGAAGCAGGGTGCTGGCATGGGGCTTACTGAAATCAAGGAGCACATCCTTAACCTAGAGAACGGAGAAGAAATCTCCGAACGCTACATTGACCCTAGGGCCGCTGGCTCCCCCGTCATCAACAAAGAGGGGGGTACGACGCTACTCCAGTTGCTGGACGAAGAGCCGTTGCCCATGTACTTCACCGCATCCGCTGGCCTCAGGCTTGAGGAGGGCGTCAGCATCATCAACGACTGGTTCTCCTATGACCAGAATCAGCCCATTTCTGCGGTCAACCAGCCGAAACTTTACATCTCCGAGGACTGCAAGAACCTCATGTGGTGCCTGCGTGAATGGACAGGCATAGACGGCGAGAAGGGCTCTAGCAAGGACCCTATCGACGCCCTGAGGTACATAGCCGTCATGCAACCCGACTACGGCGGTGCCGATTCTTATCGTGCATTCGGAGGAGGCTCTTACTGAAATGAACAACAAGATTCCACCCCTTCTTAGATTGGCCGAGGCCGCAAGGCACTACGGACTGTCCAAGACCACCCTCATCCGCCTGCGTAGGCAAAAAGCCCTCCGTGTGTTCAGCACCCAAGGAAAGCAACACATGTTCTACAGGGACGACATCGAAAACTTTCTTAAGAACAACTCCACCCCGCCCGTAAATGAAAAACAAGTTTAACAAGGTCGGTAGCGACCCGCTCGCCTACCACGAACGCAAGCCAGACATCAAGACGCTCCTAGAGGAGTACGAGAGGTCTGCCTACCACGGCACCATGGTGTCCAAGATGTCGTGGGCGGACGACGTCCGCTACGCCCGCTGGGCTGGCCAGACCGACGACGGCAAGAAGCATTCGTGGGCCCGCCCCGACGGAGACCCTGCCTTCCCCTTCGAGGGTGCCTCTGACGTCCGTGTCAGGCTGGTTGACAGGCTTATCCGTGACCAGAAGGCCATGCTGATGACCTCTTACAACGCCTCGACCCTCAAGGTCGGCGGCACCGAGGTCAATGACGCTATGGCCGCTTCGTCCGCCACCAACCTTATGCGTTGGCTCGTCGAGACCAAACTGAAGTCCGAGATGCAGAAGGAAGCCGAACTGGTCGCCGATTACATGCTCACCTACGGCTGGTGCTGTGCCCAAATTACGTGGGACAGGAAGATTGGCATCAGGCGTCAGACCATGACCATGGAAGAACTGATGGCCGTCCAACAGCAGGAGGAGGCCATGGGTCAGGGCGGAGTCACAGGCGAACTCATCGCCGCACTGCAGAACCCAGAGAAGGAAGAGTACGCCATGGAACTCTGCAAGCAGGTGCTCCCGCAGATGAAGCAGAAGGACATCCGCAAGTTCATCGTCAAGATGCGTGAGGAAGGTCAGGGCGAACTTGAGGAGGTATACATCCAGAAGAACCTTCCGAAGGTCACGGCGTTGAAGCCGTTTGACGAAGTCTGCTTCCCTCCAGAGACGAGCGACCTGCAGGAGGCCCGTGTCATCTTCCGCAGGCAGTACATGACCGAAGTCGAACTCCGCTCCATGCAGAAGAACGCTGGATGGGACCCTGAGTTCATTGAAGCGGCCGTGAAGACCTCTGGCAACCACTTCTACTTCAACGACCCAAACCTCGTGCCTACCACCACGATGCTGAACTCTAACGTCCAGCGTGGCGACAACCTCATCGAGGTGGTCTGGGCTTACTACAGGCAGTTGGACGAGAGCGACATCGCCGCCATCTACTACACTGTCTTCTCGCCGCACGTCGGAAACGACCTGTACGCCATCCAAGACATGCTGAACTACGCCCATGGCGAGTATCCTTTCGTGTCCATTAGGTTCGAAATGACCCGACGTCAGGTGACCGAAAGCCGTGGCATTCCTGAAATCTCCAAGACGGAACAGGACGAAGTAAAGGCACAGCACGATGCGTTCCGTGACAGGACCGCACTCGAAATCATGCCGCCAGTAAAAGTGGTCAAGAGGGTTGGTGCCTTGAACAGGATTGCTCCGGGGCAAGTGCTTCCAGTTTCGACCAAGGATGACTACACTTGGATGGACCCTCCTCAGGGTAAAGCCGAGTACGCAATCAGCATCATCCAGCAGATTGAGACCAACCTCGGGAACTTCTACGGCTTCATCGTCGGAGAGACCATCGACCCGAACAAGGTACGCATGATGCAACAGTTGCAGGTGAACAACTGGCTCCAGTTCTGGACCCAAGCGTACAAGCAATTGTTCTCCCTGTGCCTGCAGTTCATGCCAGAGGAGGAGGTGACCCGCATCACGGGTGCACCGCTCAAACAGAACATGTCTGACATCCACAGCCAGTACGACTTCAACGTCAGGTTCGACGTCAGGGATACCGACCCCGAGTTCGTCATGGAGAAACTTAAGTCCATCGTCGAGACTGTGGTGCCGCTCGACAGTGGTGGCGTCATCGACAGGAACAAACTCGTCAAGTTGGTCATCGAGGCTATCTCTCCTGACGCCGCAAGGGAACTGGTCATCGACCAGACCACTGCGTCCCAGAAACTGTACAAGGACGTCATCAACGACGTCGGCATGATGATGCTGGGCAACGAGGCCCTGTACGTCGAAAACGACCCTGCCGCCGAGTCCAAGATGCAGTACCTTCAGGAAATCCTCCAGAAGAACCCGAAGGCGGCTCAGGCCGCTCAGGGCGACAGGGTGTTCCAGATTCTGTTGGAGAACTACTCCAAGAACCTGCAGATGTCTGTCGAACAGCAGAAGAACAAGACCATCGGCCGTATCGGCGTCTCGCCTGCCTCCGACCAGATTCAGCAGGAGATGGGCGAAGCCATGGCCGAGCAGGCACCCCAGCAGGGAGCCGCCCCGCAGGCACCGCAACAGGTCCCTCAGGGTGGCGTCCCGTCCCCCCTCCAGTCCATGGGAATGCTCTAAGCCATGATAATCGACGAAAACACCAAGGCGTTCGGGTTCGTGAACGCAGACGCAGAGGCCCTCTACAAGGCCGTGCTCATCCTGTCCGATGAATCCTTCCAGAATGACCTCATCAGGGTCATGGACCCGAAGGTAGTCGGAGAGGAGCGAGCACACTACAGTGGCAGAGTATCCGCCCTCAACGACATGCTCAGGCTGTTTCAGGCAAACAGGGACCTGATGACCAAAGTCAGGGAAGGAAAGCAGGTCAATCCCACCCAAAACGGCTGACGAGTCTGTCGCCTCTTGCAACGAACCCCAAACGTACATCTTTACGACTACTTCTGCGTGCTAAGTAACGCTGACTATGGACCCTAACAACACGGATAACACCGAACCTCTCGGACTTGAGCCCGAGATTAATCCGCTCATGGCCCAACAGAGCGAGCCCGCCGACCTCGCCGATGATGAAAAACTCTCCCAATTCTTTGGGCGAGCCCTTGCAGACGGCCCGCAAGGAGCAGAACCTCAGGCTGTTGAACCCGAGGAACAGGTGGACGAGGCCGTCTCAGACGAGGCCGAAGTCGCAACCGAGAACACCGAAGCAGAATCGTATGAGCAGGAAAACGAGGAGCGACAGGTCCAGCCTAAGGGCGTGGACAAGCGTATCTCCAAGTTGACCGCCCAGCGGAAAGAGGCTGAGGAACGTGCACAAAAACTAGAGGAAGAACTTGAGTCTCTCAAGCGTCGTCAGGCCACTCCCCAGAATGCCAACAACCCTTTCGGCAAACTGGATTCGGAGGAAAAAATCGAGGCCGAGTACGAGAGGCAGAAGGAAATCCGCCTGTTTTGCGAACGTTACCCTGACGGATACTACGAAGACGGGAAGGAACCCATCGACAAGGACCAGATTGCGAAGGCCAAGGTCAACGCTCTCCGTGCCATCGAGGACTACCTCCCCAAGCAGTTAGACTACGTGGAGAAGAGCAAGGTCTACAAGGCCACCGCTCGCAAGGAATTCCCGTGGCTCAACGACCCCAGTGATAAGCGGGCCATCATGGCCAAGCGTTTCATTGATGCCGTTCCTGAAGTCACCAAGTTCCCTGACTACGAAATCTACGCCGCTCACCTTGCCAATGGCATGGTGTCTTACCAACAGCAGAAGGCGTCGGCCAGAACTGGCCAGCCGACTCAGCGTGTACCCGTACAGCCCTCCAACTCAGTGATGCCGTCCGCTCAGGCCCGAAAGCCTGACGTCGTCAAAGCCAAGTTGGCAGAATCCCGCTACAGGCAGTCGTCCTCCCTTGACGATTTGAGCGACGTGTTCCGAAACAAGTTCGTCTGAGAAACCCAAAATCATCATCACTATGGCCTCTCTATTCGAGTCCCAATTCCAGAACAAGCGTCCTGTCCAGCAGGGCGACGTCGATGCCCGTAGCGGCTTCAGGACTGGTGCAATCGGTATCCGTGAAGAACTCTCGGACCTCATCACCAACGTCGATGCCAAGGAGACCCCCATCTCCTCCATGGCTAAGCGTGGTTCCAAGCCTGGAAATACTACGTTCCGCTGGCAGGTTGACCGCAATCCCGACCCCTCGGTCGAACTCGGCATCCTCGACGGCAAGGACGTTGACCCTACCAGCCCGAGCACCAACGCTGACTTCAAGCAGTACACCCTCGGCTACCGCACTGAAGTGGAGAACAACATCCACCTCTTCCGCCGTGCCGTTCACGTTTCCAACCTGACGCAGGACATCCTCAACATCGCTGGTGTTAAGGACGAACTCTCCCGTCAGTTGGCGAAGGCCACCATCGACCTCAAGCGTTCGATGGAAATCACCTTCACCTCGGACATCATGCCCGCCATCGACGATGGTACGACCCCGTACCGCACCCGATGCCTCACTTCTTGGATTAAGAAGGACAAGGCTATCGCCACCACCAATGCCGACAAGTACGGCGTCCAGAACCAGCAGATTCGTTCCATCGACGAAAACTTCTGCACCCCTGAGTCGTCCATCGTCGGTACTGGTCTCGCCGTTGACCAACTGAACGAAAACACTGTTCAGGACCTCATGACCTCGGTCTATGAGCAGACTGGCCAGTTCAAGAACCACGAAGCCGTCGTCGGCACCAAACTGAAGCGTCAGTTCACGGAACTGGTCTACACGACCCGTGCCCCTGCTGGTACGCCTGCCCAGTCTGGCATCCGCTCGACCCGTGATGCGTCCTCGGACAGCATCAAGGCGTCCGTGGACTACTTCGAGGGCGACTTCGGTAAGTTGGCTCTTATCCCGACCCAGTTCCTCCATGCGGGCGTCAACCCGTACGGCATCAAGGAAACTGTCACCTCTGGTATCCTTACGTGCACTCTGTACGACGGCCATCAGGGTACGGAAACCAACCGAGTCAAGGCTCTGACGAGCGACGGCAACACCTCTGGTGCCATCACTGTCTCCTCGGCTGGCCTCAACGCCGCCAAGGCCACGATGCTCGCCGCCGCTGGCAACGCCCTGACCGCTAACAACCTGTCCATCGTTGCCGCCACTGGTGCCAACGCCACTGAACAGGCCGCTAACAACGCCGCCGCTCTGGCCCTCGCCAAGTATCGTGCTAACCTGCACCTCGAAAATGCCAAGTGCAAGGGCTTCATTATCCCGTGGGACTATCTCGAAGTCCGTTACGGCGGTAACATCGCTCAGGTCAGGGAACTCACCGAGAATGGTGGCGGTCCTCGCCGCATGATGGAGGCTATGGCCGCTCTGCTGGTCCACAGCCCCCTGACGTTCGGCATGTTCGACTACAAGGCTAACAACGCCTAATTCGACGGGACGTGGCTGGTCTTGAATCCATCCACGAGCACATCCCCGACGAACTCATACCAGCGATGGTCACTGAGTTCCGTCGGGGGTGGGCACTCCGTAAAGCAACGGCAGTCGCCACTAAAAAGGCATTAGCCCAATTCAACCAACTTCAACATCGTCACGTTGAAGGTCTTGGCCAACTGTCGGCACGTATCCCTGAGGAGTCCTACCATTACTGGGGGATGAGGCTCGGATACCAATGCTGGCGTGACGATGGTTTCATGAAGGAATTCCTTCGTGATAACCCCGAGTGCAGGGTGAACTCCAAAGCGGAGAACACCACGCTTCTCGTAGACGGCTTCGGCCGTTCACTTTCTTAATGCGTTCAGTCAATTTCAGCGACATTCTGCATGCCAGCCTGCAAATCTGCGGTCTGGACAGGAGCCTGACGACCCCTGAGAGGTTCGCCATGGTCAGGGACCTTGCCTCCATGCGTCTCAGGACCATTTGGGAGTCCAATGAGTGGACTGACCTCAAGGTCATCACCAAGTGCTCGGTAAATCTCGTCGGCGAACGCCGTGTGGTGGCCTTCGACCCTAAGATTGGACAGGTTCTGACCATCTGGGACAGGGACCCGCTTGCCCGCTCTGCTACGCAAAAGGACTTCGACCTGATTGACAACGTCATCAACCTCCGATTTCAGCAGGCTGACGTCTGGGTGGAGTCCCGCAAGGAATCCCCTCGCCTTTATGGCGATTCTTGGAAGACGGATGTCTCTTACAGGCCCAATGCTCAGGTCTATTACGACTCTGGAAGCGAAAGCGGCTCCCTGATTCCCGTCTCTGGATACCCTGTTCAGGGCGATTTCTATGTCTACACTGGCACAACTCCGTCGGGCACTGGTTCAATTCCTACAATTGGTTCTTGGGAACGAATCCAAATCCCAAAACTCTTCGCCAACGCCCTTATCCACGGAGTCCACGCCGATTTCCGTCGTTCTACCAACGAACTCGAAGCCGCCCAAGCGGCGGAGGCCGATTACGCAAAAGCCCTCGACTCGGCCCTCGACCAGACGCTCCGCCAACAGGGCTCGACGAGGCCGATAAATTTCCGAAATTACTAACATGAGCAAAGACCTCCCGTATCAAATCCCCCGTGTAGACGTCAAAGTCTTCAACGGAGGCACCAAAATCAAGGCACTTGACGCCGTCAGGAGCAGGCGTGTGTTCGGCATCGTCAACACGAGCGATTCCGTGCTCCTTAACGTCTGGCTCCAGCCCGATGGTGCTGGCTCCCCTATCGTCATTCCTCACGAAAAGAACGTCAACAAGCATGACGGCGGTTCGTTTGAACTGAATGGTTACAACGGCGAGGTCTGGGTGCAGGGCGAAGGCTACATCTACTACTACGCACAGTAATGCCGTTCAAGGGCGACTTAAGACTGGGTGGCCCTCACGATAACGAGGCCAACCTCAATGGCACGTCGAGTGATTTTGACGGAGTTCCAGAGGTTGGCACCATCCTGTCTGGTCCGACTGACACCAGCAGGTACGAACAGGACTACGTAGGCAACTCGTTCTACATGCCGTATAGCACGACTGTCTATGCGGACGGCAACGGAGGTCAGAATCCTGTAGAGACTTGGGGCCTTCAGTACCTTCCCGCTGGATGGGTGACTAGTCACTACAACGTACCCTCAACCCTAAGTTACAACTTTTACCTGTCTAATGGCACTGTCGCCTCTGGCAACGTAACTGCTGGCACTTTTCACAGTTACAACATCGAAGACGGCACGGGAATAAACTATGTCTCGGAATACGTATCTTACAACTATGTGGACGGGCAGACTGTAGACCAGCAATTGGACGGGTATGTGAACGGAAACCCAGTCTACAGGTGGTCAGTCTACTTTAACTTGTCTGGCCCGTCTATCGAGTTGGCGTATGACAATACGCCTTACCCGCCTGTTGGAACGTACATCGATTCAGGTTCATATAACTTGGAAATGACTTTCAGCAGTTGCAATCTCTCTCACGCCTACGGGTACGTGACTTATGACAATTACTCGGACGGGCAGGGTAGCAGTTATGGTGCGAATGAATATTCTTACGAAACTACTTCGGCTGGCACATACCTTGGAGAGTGCAACGGAGAATTCTTTTTCTACAATGGTTCTGGTACCGCTCAAACTGGATGTGCCCCGTACGGCTATAGTTACTCCGACGATTCCTCAAGCAACCTAGATTGGTACTACCCACAAGACGGAAGTTATGGTGGGCAATTTACCTATAGTTCTAGCGGTTGCTCGTATGTAGCCGACGGAAACTGCAATTTCAATACACAGAACTGCTGGTCTTGGAACGCCACTTCGGGAGACCAAATTGCCAATGGTCAGTACTCGACTTTTGTGGGTGACGGAACTTACGACGAATGGGGCAACGAGAATGGTTACACGTACTACACTAACTGGACTCATTATTACGACGGCAACGGCGGCTATACCACCTATACTTACACCTCCTAATTTATGGAACCTGAAGAAATCAAGAACCTCACCCCCACGCCCATCGAGAAGGGCAAGTGGGTCGCATTCGTCCACGAGCAGAGCAAGCGAGTGGTCTTCGTCGCCGAGTTCAAGGGCGGCGGTAACGCAAAAACCCTCCTTAAGTTGCTGGTCAAGAACACCAAGGAGGAACTGCTTGCCCAGTTCAAGGCGGACGGCCTGACCTACGTGGAGCCTAAGGCTAAGTAAGGGCGATGATTGGCATCAGGACATCTGGTGCTGAGAGGCCTTACCCATTTCAGGTAGAGGTATCCAACGCCCAAATCATAGTCTGCCATGTGGGCAGGGTCTATGACTCCCTGTCTGGGGGAGTTTACGGGGTATCGTCGCAGAACTCTTGGCCTGCGGGACAGAACAAGATTACCCATCGTGGCTTGCAGAAGGCACAGGCATACAACAAGACCGAGTTGGCGTACTTCCCAAAGTCGGTAAAGACGAACTCGGCGAAGATTTACTACAAGGGAAGTCCGTCGCTTGCTGGGAGGGGCAAGGCCACCACATCCAATGCGACCAACGAGGTTGGGATACATGGCTATGTCGCTTGGCCTAGGACTGGCCCCCAGCACGAGTACATTATCCTTCACTACATCCGTGACACGGACAATCCAGACACCAACAAGTGGTGCATTTCTGCGGTTGAAGAGGCCGACATTTCGGAAAGCGACATCGTTATCGCTTACATTGCCAACGGAGAGACTGTAAGGCAGATTTGGCGTAGCGACGTCTGTGCTCCCGACGGGGGCGATGGGGGTGGCGGTAATGGCGGAGACACCTCCCAGCCGCACCCATTCCAAATCGTCAAGGACGAGGGCTTTGACACCTTCCATGTCAGCGAGGGTACTGTAAACAACTCTCCAGCGGGATACCCAAGCACTGGTCTAAACAACGTCACAGTCTGGCTCCAGACGTACCCGACAGTCGCCATCATCATAACCAACGAGGGTCTGGCAACGGACGAGAACCAAGCATTCCTAAGAATTGGACGCATCAGCCACATCCCTAACGGAACTGGCTACACCACCAAGATTTACCAGTACATCAGGAACTCCCTGTGGCTTGAACGCTTCAAGTGTGGAGATGACCCAGCACAATACTGGTACTCTCAAATCTGATGGCCCTACCCCACAGAGTCGTCGGCTTAATCTGCGAACTCGGAAGGGCCGAGAGCGAGGGCAAAGTATTCCCAGATGGTAGCGAGACCTTGGAGGTTGAAGAAGACAGGCACCTACTTAGGTGGCACGAGCACCTGTGCACTGGCGACAAGAGTGATATCTTTGAAAGGCATCCCGAGTCGCCACACAAGGGCAACCACCACTATTTTGCCAATTTCCCTAGGCAGTTGTTGCTAATCGTTCAGGGAACGTTGGATGGCGGTTCCGAGCCTTACGACATAACCACAACCACGCATCGGGTAACTTGTGCTTACGACGAAGACCCTCAGGATGATTTGCCATCATGGATGACTGTATGGCTTGAGCCAGCGGAGTGCGTAACAGACTTTCTCGTTTACACTTATGACTTTGAGACCATCGACGAAGGTCATCCAGAGGACTGGAATAGCGTCAATGGAACCACCCCAGAAACCTACGACGAAAACTCCGCTAGGGCCGAGGCACAGAACCTGTTCGACCTTTACTGTGCCCAATTGCGTAATTCCCTTCAGCCCTCTCAGCAGACGACCCTATACGCCGATAACAATGGCGGCGAGGAGCCAATTTACCCACGCTGGAAAGACGACACCGAGTACGAAGACCCAGAAGTCGTTCCTTATGAGACTCAGGCCTGCCCGACCACGACTGCCTTCATCTGCCCTTGGTACAAGTCTATGGTGGAATTGTCTGACTTCCCCGAGGGTGGTGGCTATGAAGGAATGACCACTCATCAAAGGGTGTGGTATGACTTCAGTTTCCAAATCAACAGGCCCGAGTGGGGTCCGTGGAGGATTACCGACAGCACTGGCATACTTCACCCAGAAGAAACTGTTTACTGGTCTTACACTTACACTGTTTGGTATTTTACTGGCTACGTTGAGTCATACCCGCCAGACGAAGGGGAGTATGCCAATCTCCCAGACTACCCACCATACTGGGCTGATGAGAACGGGGACGGAATTGAAGAATGGTATGTTCCGACTGGGTACTCTGAGGAAATCACCGAAAGCGGTTCCTATACCATTCCAGAGTGGACCGAGTACAAAACCTACGAGTTTGACTACCCTTTTGACACTCGGAGCACTTACGACGTCAAATCTAGGTGGAAAATCAAGTGCGAGTACAGGCCAGACCCGACATGCTGTGGCCCTGCTGGCAAGCGAATCACTTTCGGCATCAAGATTTACAGGGCCAACCTCAAGAGTGCCGTCCCTCCCTATGAAGACCTAGGACAGCAGTCTCCGACCACCCAGTACAGGAACTGCAAACTAAAGGGTTACGGCCATGGTCGCTCAGGGGATAGGGGATTTACCGCTGGCAGGGGTATCCACTATTTTGAGAACCACAATTGCCCACAGCCGAATGAACTGGGTCCATACATGCACTGGGCCTATTACGGGACCATGGTCAGGCCAATCTTCACAACCTCCGAGTTTGAAAGCGTCGTCTACGTAACCAAGACCATCGGCGAAGAGTGGACCGACACTTACGACATTGAAATCCCGTCTTTTGACGGCAAAGTAACCTACATTAAAGACTTCTGGATAGAATCCATCACCAATGCCTAGAGAATTCCAACAAGACGGAGAACTTTCATTCGGAGGGTTCTCATCCTACCCGAACCCAGCGTCGCTGGACCCGCAAAAGGGCCTACTCACGGAGTGCAAGAATGTCCGCATTCTAGAGGGCGTACTCACGCCTAGGCTTGGGTGCACAAAGGTCCTGACTAACACTGGCGTTACGGAGGTCCAGTTTGCGGCGGCGGGCCATGGGTCATTGGAAGATAACATTTACATGTGGAGGGGGGCTACTGGCGAGTCGGTGTCTCGCTACCGCACCACGCAACCGACTGGAATGCTGGCGGTAACGGATGGCCCTAGGTCATATAGGAAAGCCAGAGGTCAAGGCTACCAGACCTTAGCCACCATTGAGGCTTCCAATGCCGCAAATTGGAGCGGTGACGCTGACTTCACTGCTTGTGCTAATGTCTTGGGTCGTCTGGCTTACGCCAAAAACGACCAACTGTGGCTTACTTTATTCGGAGGATTACAGCCGTTCAATGGAGATACTGTGTCCTTGATACAGGGCACCTACGACAAGGTTCAGGCCATACACTATTCCAACGCCACACGTAAACTTTACGCCTTCGGCACCCGTTCGGTCTATGAAGTCACGCTTGGCTTTACGTCCATGAGCCTTGATTCTGGGAAACCGACGGGGGACCATTTCCACAAGGTAAATCTTCTCACCTCTCAAGAGGGGATACTGGCAAAGGACAGCATTGCCGAGGTCGCAGGTCAGATTTTCTATCTTGGCCATGATGGCATCTACTCCATCGACACCTCAAAGGGCTTTGTTGAGGGGCAGGGACCGATTTCCAACCAAATTGAGAACCTCCTGCAGGACGTCCCCGCCGCCAAAATGCAAAAGGCCGTCGGTGTGGCCTACATGGGCAGGTATTACCTGCTTCTTCCGAACCAGACAGACAACAACATGACAAGAATCTTGGTCATCAACCCTCTTTTGCCCAGCATGTTTGAATCCGTGGACGAATACCCGTTCGAGATTGCGTCCATAATGACGGCTAGGAACTCAAGCGGGGTGGTTTGCTTGTGGGCTGTCTCTAAGTTCGGGGACATTTACCAACTGGAATCGGGCACAAACGACGCTGGAACGCCCTTCCAATCCTCGTTCAAGTCCCGTAACTACAATTTTAGGACAGACTTCGACAAGAGGTACGACGCATGCACCCTGTCGCTAGACACAAAAGGCCCTGCTGAGGTCGAATTCTACATCAACACCATCAATCCTGACTCTAGGATACTGCTCGACCAACTAAACGGCAACGTAGGCCAAGCGGTTCGACGTGCTTTGGCTGGGAAAAAGTGTACAGGGCTCATGCTGGAAGTCGTTGTAAAGTCAGGGAAGCCGTTGTTTTATTCGTTCACAGTGGACGGCAGTATCGCTGGACGCTCTATTTTTAACGTCTTCTAATGGCATTACCCGCCGACAACGGACCTTACCCGTCCAAGCCATACGCCAACTACGCTGGTACTGGATTCGTATTTGCCACCCGTGACCCGAAAAAGGAGTTGGAGTATACCTCCGCCCTCCTCAAGAACATCGTCGCCCCCACTGGCGATTGGGCGGCGGCGGAGTTGAGCATCGGAACCACGCTCAAAACTAGGTACAATGATGTCGTCTCGACCTTGGCGACCACGGCTAGGGCCGAGTACCAAAACCTGCTGACGCTGGTTAAGAACGACGTATATGGCGGCACCCCAGTTACTCCCAACGTAGCCTATGACCAATTTTTGGCTGGAATGAGTGCGGCTACTGGCGGTGGCCACGCCAGCGTAGCCCTGTACAGCAACCTAGCCACGCAGGAAAAGCAACTCATGGTGCACGAGTCTGCCTCTAGGCTGGCCCAGTCCCTGATGGGGCTGACTTATCAGGCTACCTCTGGCATGCCTCTGGTCGTGCCTATCGAGTCCCAACTAGTGGCAGACGCCTGTGCCTCCTCCGTTGAGGCTTATTCCGCTGGCGAAATCCGTGCTCAACAGATTCGTCAGTCCCAAGCCGCCGCCGCTCACCTTACTGGTGCTATGGCTAATGTTGGAACCAACCCGACCCCAGTAGACCAAACAGTCATGTTTGCTTCTCTACACGCTCAGGGAGCCGCCGCTGGAGCAATTTAACATGCAACAACTATCCCTAGGAGACTACAAGGGCAACAGGGACGCCCTCAACGCCGCCCTCGCCCAAGACAACCCGACCCTCCAAGGTGCCATGGGCATGGCTTCTGGAATGGCCCAGCAGGGCCTTTCTGGCGTAAGCAGGAGGCTTGGCATGCGGCAGGCGGAGGCTGACTCCCTGTCGAAAACCTTGGCCCTTGAAGAATTCAGGGGGAGGATGATGCAGGACGTCGGCGATGAAGAACTCGCCGCAAAGGAGCAGTACATGTCCGACGAGATGGGTGGCCGTGAAGCCGCCATGATGGACTGGTCTCAAAACGTCCTTCAAAGTTACGCCCCTGACAGCCCTGAGTACAAGCAGGCCGTTCGCACCATCAAGATGCTGTCCGACAGGTCCAGAAAGAGCATGTCCCACGATAAGGGATATCTGGACTACATTGAAGAGTACGGCATCAATGACCCCATCAGCCAAGGCACCCTCGGTAGCCTAGGCGTTCAGTATGAGGGCGGTCCTCCCACCCCAGCCCGAGACAAAAAGCCCGCTCCCAAGAAGCGTAGCGGTGCCGACTCGGAATACGACGACGACGTCGAAGAAAATTCATGAGAAAAGCAATCGGCAAGTGGGTAGCCAAGCAAACTGCGAGCCTACTGAAAGACAGGTCGGCCAGCAGTCCTTTGCTTGCCAAAGTCCTTAGCCCTAAGGGCCAAAAATGGGCCGCAGGTGCAAGCATTCCATTGGCAATCGGGGCAGAGGCAATGTTTGGTGGCGATGACAAAAACCAAGACGCATTGCTTGAAAAACTGAAGGCAGAGGGCGTGGTCGGAAATGGTCCTAATCAAGTCAGTGAAGAAGAATACAGGCAACACATGGAGCGTGGCACTAACATGCCATTCTCCCCTCTTGAGTCTGGCCTTGAGATGGGTGGCGTTGGAGGCCTTATCGGAGGCCTTATCACGCCCTTTGTGGGCGGAGATAAGAAGTCTGCGATTTCCAACAACACCGCTGAGATTATTCGCCAGTACCAGCAGGGCAAGGTAAACAGGTCCAGAATCAAAGAGGACACTGGGTTTGAAATGGACGCACCCACCCTAGATGAACTTTACGGAAAGGAAAACTCCACAGGTCAGGCCGAGTCAGTAGATTTCACTGACGACCCTTGGGGTTACATCACTGGGGGCAGAAAGAAAGACTACGCCATCGGCGGAGACCATGTTGCCACCCAAACAGGTGGGAAGAATCCAGTACGCTTTAGGTCTGAAAATGACAGGAAGGAATTTGCCGTCTGGCGTAATGACGTTTATGACAAGGCAAAGACCCCAGAGGAAAAACTTGCGGCACTCAAGGCCGCACCTGCTGGATACAGGAAGAACTCCCGCTATTTTGACCAAATCCACAGCCTATACAGGGACACGTACAAGGGCAGGGACTTTACCTCTGATGCTGGCAAGGCTCAGTTCAGGCAGTTCGTTACTGGCATTCTTGGAAATGAGCCTGCTAGGGTGCGTGACCCGTCTACTGGCGTAACGTCGGCAAACCCTAATCTTCCAAAAAACTCCCCAGAGGAGTTGATGAGCAACTACATTAGCCCTGACGGAAGGCGATGGATTTCAGAAGACGAATACAGGCAGGTTGAATTCGGGGACTCTGGCCTCAACAGCCAAGCCCCCGTGGCTGACCTCGTGCGACAGCAGGCCGCTACCTCTGCCGCTACCCCTGCGGCCACTCCTGCCGCTACCTCTGCCGCTACCCCTGCGGCCGTAGCCGCCAGTGCGGCACAGCCAAAAACAACCGCACAACTTCAGCAAGAATACCTTGCGAGCAAGAACATCAGGACCGCTACCCAGAACGACGCCGACCTTGCGGCCGCAATGAAGGACCCCAACTCGGCGTTTAATGCCGCCATGATTCGTGGAGGTCATTCGAGGTCGCATGCGATTAACAACGGATACGGCCTCGAAGAGGCTAGAAAGAAGGCATATCAGAAGGCTTGGGGTGCGGGAGGCGAATTTGACAGAGGAGAGCGTGGCGGTGAAAATCCTCTGACTGGTGCGTTCAGGGACATTCAAGAAAACACTTGGGATAGTTATGACGCCTTTAAGCAGAGCGGTGCACTTGATGGCACCAACAACTACCCAGAGCCAGTGACTCCGACCCCAGAACCCACGTTCTCTTGGGAGAAGCCAGACTACAATGCTACGGCAGACAGGGTCAGGATGACTGGACTCAAGCCCCCCACCAGCGACCCGTTTGACCCGATTGGTCCTACCAACGGCCCAGAGAACATTGACTTCGGCCCTCTGAGGAAGGCTAGGGCCACCTTCTACGCAAACAAGAGGGTTTCAGATGCCGCAATGGCACCGACGAACACTTTTGACCCAGTCTCCGCAGTAAGGAACATGGGCCGACTTAGCGTACCAATGGAATTAAGCCGCTCCGCTAGGCCGCAGGTTGTCATAGACCCAACTCAGACTGGCCCGATGATGACTCAGGGCGGAGGCCTGCCACTTGTGAAGCCCATGAAGAGGTCCAAGCAAAGGATTCAAGGTCAGGGCTACCAGTACCCAAATATTCCTTTCGGAAACCAAATCTAAACTAACATGGGCATTATCAGCAAATCCGTTAAGGGCCTTCGCCAAGGCCTAAGGAAGAACAAACTTGGCAAAACCATCGCCGATTTCTTTTCCGATAATAGGCTAAATCCTGGCTCTTATACTGAAGACATCGCACGTGGCCTTGGCATTCGCACTAGAGGTGCACGTCCGAGTTCCTATAGGTTTAACCCGCATTCGACTGGGTACGAGTCTCACACCGACATGCCACTCGACCCGAATGTGCTGAGACCCCTTACTGGTGCTGGCTATGCCGCACAGGGCGTCGGCCTTGCTGGTGCTGGCACTCTTGGATACAAGATGTCCGCTGGCGGAGACGTTAATCCCCGTGATGCCAATGGCGTCAAGAATCCCATGTCCAGCGATGAAATGGTGAAGTCCCGTGAGAAGTTCCAGATGGAACGCATGGGCGGCTCCAAGAAGTTTAGTGCCCCTGTCTACGATATGGTGGCCAAGGATTCCCAGTGGGTAAAGACCGCCATCGAAAGCATGGGCATGGAAAAGTACAAGAAGTACAGGGCCGCTGTCATTCAGGACCCGTCCCGAGCCAGCCAGTTGCATGACATCTTGGTGAAGGAGTTAGCCAAGACTGGTGACTCCGAAATGATGAAGCAAGCGGCCAAGGAAGCCTACGTACTTCCGGGGCTTGCCAACGTAAATGGCAAGAAGCGAGTGGTCGTCATGAACCCTTCTAAGAACAAGGACAAGCAGACCTCCTTCCAAGCCCTCCAGTACGACTACGAAGACGAAGAGGGCAATGAATAATGGACTCTGGATTCAACGACGAGTTCAACGTCAGCCCGCAGGACGTACTGGGTCAGTCTAAGAAGGAAGGTTACTACTACCCTGAGCGGGCCATGATGGCCAAGCAGATGGGCATGAACCCTCTTTCCGAGGCGGCTCCCCTGTTCCAGAGTAAGAAGCGTGGCGGCGGTCAATCCACGGGCGGCATGGGCGGTGGCGGCGGGAGCCAAAAGGCCCCCGAACAGCCCTCCATGTTCGCCAAGGATGCCGAGTTCTATGCCAACGCCGTCGAAGACTTCGGGGCGGCGGCGGCTCTTACTGGCTCAAAGAACGGCCGTGCCATCTTCCAGATGTACGACCCCTACGAGTTCGACATGGGAATCCCAGAGGGAGGCGACAAGAACGCCGCCCCCACCAAGGCTACTTGGCGTATCATCCCCAAGGGTAGCAGGCAGGTGGCCACCCCTCAGGGAATGAAGGACCTTCCCGTCCATGCCTACGCTAACCAGTACGGCGTGACCAACGTCCCGTTCAAGGGCGGCGACGAGGCGGCGGACTCCTTCAGGGGTCTGGTGGTGGACACCCAGATGCTCCTAGGAAACCTGTCTAGGCTGGAGAAAATTTACAACGACGAGGCTATCCTGACTGGCTTCGGCTACAGCGAGGCTTCCACGGAAGCCCGTGCCTTGGAAACGGCCATCACCAAGGACTTCATGAAGGTCATGACTGGCTCCAAGGGCCTAGGCGGCAACGTGTCCGACAAGGACATCTCGTTCGCCCAGTCCATGACCCCCCAGCGAGCCTCCAGTTGGTTCACTAGGTTCAAGGGCAATGAGAAGAACCTCCTGAAGAGGGTCAGGGCCATGACCATGGAGAAACTCAAGGGCACTGCCAATGCGAACGGAGTGGACTTCTTGGCCGAAGACAATGAAGGTAACAGGGCCACCCAGAACAGCATCTGGGACAACAACAGCATTACTTTTGATTAATGGACGCCCCGCAATCCCCTAGGAACCCCAACGACTACAACCAGACGGCCGCTTATGCGGCCGCTATTCGTGCCGCTGGAGGCAGGATGAGCCTGCAACCTAAGCAGTCACAGCCCAAGGAAGACCTATGGGGTGACGCAGGCGTCGATAATGACGTCGCTAAATGGTACGAGACTAACCCCAACAGGGGCATCGACCTGTCTAGGGAGGACGCCAAGGAGCACTGGGAGAAGTTGGTCGAAGGCATGGGCAAGCGTCATACCGATTGGCTTGAACTCATCGGTGAGACTGGCTCCGAAATCGCAAAACTCCCCATGCACCTTGTCGAGGGCATCGTGGAAGACCCGAACCCCGTCAAGGTCGCTGGAGGCGTGGCCGAGGGTGTCGTCCGTTCGCTCAGGGACATGTACGGCATGTTTGCAGAGTCGGAAAACCCTACCTCCCCGCTGTTCAAGTTCAGGTCGCTAATCGGTGCGGTCACCAGCGGAAAGGTCTCCAAGAACTGGCGTGAAGAAGCCGAACAGTGGAACCACGCCCGCAGGTTCCTTTGGGATAGCAACAAAATCATGCAGGGAGACATGTCCGTTTACGAGGCACTACCCTATGTGAACATGGACAATGACACTGCAGAGACCCTGCGGTCTTTCAGGAACCCGAAAGTGGCCCATGCCATGTCCTTCTTGGGACTGGAACTTGGCTCGATGGTTGCGGCTCCGTTCACTGGCGGTGCCTCTGCGGCCCTCGGTGTAGCAGGTGCCACCAACATGGCGACGGCGACGGCAAGGACCGCCGCAAGGGCATCCGCTTACGCTAGGGTCATGGGTACGCTCACTGACGCTGGTAAGAAATTTGACGCTCTGGCACATGGTGCCGCACTGCGTACGACTGGAACGATGGCTACGGCCGCTTCCAAGGCTATTTCCATCCCTGCCAACATGGTCGAAGGGCTCGTGGGGGGCAACATCGACGCCATTGCTGGCAGGGCTGGGATTAATTCCGCACACGCTAGGAACATGGCCGCTACTCAGGCCGTCAACGGCTTGGCGGACATCGGTGCTGGCGAGGTCAGGCAGACTGTCGGCTACCTAGGCTCTCTTGGCCTGAGGACTACCGCCGAGTTGCTCGGCGAGTTCGGCGAGCAGGCCTCCCTTCTTGCTCAGGGCGTCGTCACGGCTGACCAAATAAACGGCCTGACTGTCATCGAGCGTGTCGCTGGCAATAAACTCATGAGCCGCTCGGCTCAGAACGCCGCCAAGGCAATCAACGTCACTGTTGACCCCATCCTTCAGATGTCCACTGCGGCACTGAAGCATGCCTACAAGGACTCTCTGTTCTTCGCTGGATTGGGCTACATGAACGACAGGGAGCGTGGCATGGTAAGCGGTGCCACCATGGGCATGGTATGGGGCGGATACAGTGGTGCCTTCAGGCATCTGTGGGCCAACGTCAGTGGTGGCGTCCAGCACGAGAACTACGTCAGGGATTTCGACACCCAGTTCATGACCCACATGGACAGGCAGAATCCAGAACTGGCTGGGTTCTTTAGGACTCTTGCGGCCGATACGGACCGAGCGAAGTCCACCAAGGCATCAGCCAACATCAGGCAGACGGCACAGTTCCTGCACCTGATTATGGACCCGAATCAGAAGCGTAAGGCGGTGGGCTCCGTGCTCCCGTTCGAGCAGATGAAGGACCTGCTCACCAGCAAGGGCCTTGATTCGTCTACCCTCACTAAGGACGGACGAGGTGCCTTCATGCTGGTCAAGGAGCATGCCACTGGAGAATTGGTTCCTGTTGTCTGGATGAACCCAGAAATTTACAGGCCTGCGGATTTTGGTCA